ATGTTAACCAAAACCTTGTCATTTGGTTAACCCCTTATACTTTTCAAAACTGCGAAGACCGCCAAGCCCAAGCATTCCCATTAAAACCGTCATAAGTGAACCCATATCAAATGTAGGCAATTCAGGTATAATCACGTTTAAATAAGCACACACAAACAAAGTTACGGGTGCTAGGACAAAATGCCAACACAGAGCAATTCCACATGTCCAGCCAATAAAGGGTCTCCATCCGCTTACAAAGATGGATTTGTGCTGTGCTTCGGCCTTGTTTATTTCTATTTGACCTTTTGCTAGTTCTTGTGCATGGCTTTCTGCCATAGTTGCCACTTCATGTGCCAACTTATTCTTCATGTCCTTATCTTCTATGAATTTCCCAAGAAGATTAGAAACGGGTCCAATTAATGCTGTTAGCACATTATCCTCCTATGTTTTTTTAATCTTATTTTGAGCTGTTTTACTTAGTTCTTTTAAATGAAACAATTTTATACTCTTATCTGTGTGAGATGTACCAGTGTGTAAAGTGCCATCTTTCATTTTGTGTCGTTTACCTTTATAGAGTGTTCCATCTCTTTTATAATGTGGTACGCCTTTCATTAGTATATCCTCACTTCCTTTGGGTCTATTTTTGGTATTAATTTACACATACATTGGTATGTCGTTTCTTCATCTTTTTTTATTATTGTTTGGTTATGTAGTCTGTCCTTATAAGACAAACAATTATTAATATCTTTGAAGTATATTCCACCTTCCATTTTTACTCCTAAATAACAGACGAGCATAAATGCTGTCACTTTTTACTCATCCAAGCCGTAGTTCCCATATACGCTCCTACAATACCTGCTCCAGATAAATAGAAAAGGTTTGATATATCAGATAAGGCTTTAACTCTTTCAACGTCAATAAGAAACATTGCTAATGTAAAAGCACCCATAGCTATTAATGTTGCTCTTGCCATTCTTAATTGAGCTAATTGCTTTCTCAATAAAGTTTCCGTTTCCTTCATTGCTTTAGCCGTCTCTAGCTCCTCATCTGTGACAATCCCATCACCGTCAAGGTCGAAATCATTATATTTGCTATTGTTTTGCAGTGTTTTTTTCATAGGCTTCTTTTATCTCCTCTATTGTCCTAAAGCATCCAACGCAAACTTTTTCTTCGTTTAACTTACAAACACCAACACATTTACTCATTTTGCAATACTTCTCAAACTTTCCATTACAGAATCAATGGAAGGCTCTTTAGAGTTTGGGTCTAAAACACATTGGTATTTACGAGGGCAACCATTTGCTATGTCGGTAAAATCTAATGTAAATGTTTTTTGTGCGCCTTGATATATACAAGCCATTTTATCTTTATACACTTTACGTTTTTTTAATCGGCAAGTGGTCATAGTAGGAAGAACAATTATGCCTTTTTGTATCTTTTGTTGCCTCGTGTAATCTTTTGCTTCAACTCGTTTAATCCAAATGGAAGCGATTAGGGTAAAGAAACCCACTATAACTGCAAATAAGAAAATCCAACCAATTATTTCTGCGATTTGTTGTCTTAACTGTTGTTGCTTATATATAGTTCGTTGACGCTCTTTTCTGATTTCGCCTTCCATTGCCAGAAGTTCATCATAAGCGTGAGGTCCTATTGTTAAATTTAAAAACATCTTTAACTCATATCGTTGTTCTTCTAATTTTTTTTTAGCCGAATAAGCCTGTAGTGCATTTGATTCTATGCTACCAGCTCCAAAAACCTTACCAAAGATGCCTGGATTCTTGGCTTGCTTCTCAGCGTTGTCTATATCAGAAGATGCACCCATCCACCTAGTTAAGTCACCACTCATTTGTTCTAAATCTCGACCAGCCTGAAATCCAGATTTTATTGCGCTAAATGCTTTTGAAGCTACAGAGACTGCAAGTGTTATGGTAACTGGATCTATAATATTTCTCCATTAAAAGACACCTTGAAATCTCTGTGGTCTAGATATCGGTGAAAACTTTTTTATCATTCTTGCTTTGTTTTTTGACTTTACCTGTCTTCTTTGGTTTACTTTTTTTGCTAACTTGTTTCTCTTTAGGTTCGACATTTTCTATAATCTCTAAAATTTCTAAAGGGTTTTGTTGTATTATTGTTTCAATAACAACTTCTGGTGGAGTTATTTTTTGTTCTCTTGCCTTTTCTTCTGCAAGTCTTGTTTGTCTTTTCTTTTCTTTTTCAACTGCCATAAATTTAGCATTAACTGAACTAACCATTATTTTTTCTCCCCATAGCATTCATAGACGCTATATCTCTTTGAGTTTCAATTCTATCTTTAGCTATTTGATCTTGTAAATCAAGACGTTGAGTATCAATCATTGTATCATTCATTTCTTTTTGCATATTCATTTCTTGTTTTTGTTTAAACTGATCGTCTTTTTGTTGTATTTCTTGACCACGCAGAGCTAATTCTTGCTTTCTTATTGTAACAAGTGGATCTTCTTGTGGTGGAGGAGTCATGGACTGGGCGTATTGTTCACTAACTTCTGAAGCAATCTCAGCTGCACGAGATGCAATTTGATCTTGTATTTGTTTTTGCATATTAGGATCTTGTTGCATCATCATTTGTTGTTCTTGTGGTATAGATGCCATAACTTCTTGCTGTGCTGTCATTTCTGACATCATAGCCATATGTTCTGATATATGACCTTGTAGTGTCATAAGTATGGAAGCGTTAGATTGTGCAACTGGTGTTGATAACATTGCTAAATGAGCTGTTATATGTGCCTGATGATTTTGTTCAGGGAAAGCGGTCAAAACAGCCATACGCAACGCTTCTTGATTTTCTTTTGCAGGGTTCATGGGCATTGGTTGAGGGGGAGGCTGCAACACGGCATCTATATTAGAAACACCTAACGCTTCGTACATTTTACGATACGCTTGGTACATGCCGTTTTGCCCATGAATTTCTGGATTACTTTGAGCTAACTGCAATTGAGTTTGTGCTAAAGCAATACGTTGTGACATAGAAAATATGTTTGGGTCAGAAACTGGCAGTATATCAATTCTGTCGTCAAAATCAGTTTGTTTAATTTCTGGTGGTGCGCCAGGAACTTGATAAGGGTACATAGGCACACCCATAGCAAATACACGAGCTAGTAATTTAAATTCAATCTTCTGTGAATAATGCAGACGTTTATGAATAGCTGACATGACTTTTGTGCCACGCTCCATAATAGCCATAGTTGTTCCCACAGGTGCATTACCATTCATCTCGCCAACTTTCATGTCAGCCATAGAAGCAAAACGTCTTCCTGAATCAATCAACGTATTCATAAGTGAATAAAGAGTTTGTGAAGGCTCTTTAAATGGTAAAGGCATAATTGCTTGACGCAAATCCATTCCAACCATATCAACATCTCTAAATTCGCCAGGACTTAACGGTGTCTCGTCATCCCTTATTCTAGCTCCTCTAGCCTTAAAGCCAGCAGGTAGGTTAGATAGTGTTCCAGCATCTATTAATTGTCTTAGAATCGAAGTGGAAGCCCTAGAAAGACCTCCTATAGTATGAGTGAGACCAAAACCATAAAACCCAAGACCAGGTAGGAACTTATAATGCACAAAATAAGGCACTTTCCTACGGAGCGGATCGCTCTCATTGAAATTCCGTTTGATTGATAAGACATCCCCACTGTCCTCCATAATTGTAACAATATATGGCATTTTTAATCCAGTAGGTTCTCCATCAGCTCCAACGTCTTCAAAGCCTTCAATGTCTAAATTGGTATGAACCTCATAAATCATCATCTCTTCATTTTCTGAAGAGCCGTTAGTAATACCTTCTATATCGTTAATTGTATCTTTCACATCACTCATAGTGTCTGAATCTGAACCAGATTCAGGAAGATCTATATCTTTGTAAAATCCTGATAATTGTAATTTTCTAATTTCATTTTTATCCATACGGATACAATGAGTTATTCTTGTAGCCGTTGCCAAGTCAGTTGCATTGTAAGGAACAATTAAGTCTTCTGAATGAACAAACTTACTTACAGCTCTTTGCATATTTGGATCGAAGTAAACTTTTTTAAACGCTGAACCTACGATTGGGAGATAAAACAACATTTGATCTAATTCAGGATCATATTCTTCCATTTCGTAAGTTATTTGGTAATTCATGTAGTTTTTAACACGCTCTGCTTGAGCCATTACTTCTGGAGTTTCTGCTCCAATGATTGTGGTTTTAACAGGTCCTCCTGCTGGTAACATTTCACGATAAGCCTGTGCTTGGAACTGCGTTACTGACTCAGCTAACAATGGATGCACAATACCAGAAGCACCTTCAAATGGTTCTGATCTATCTTCGTATGTCATACCAAGAAGTTCTAATCCACTTTTGTATTGTTCTTCCCAATCGCTTCTTGAATTAGTATCGTCTTCTATATCTCCAGTTAATTGACTTGATATTTCAGATAAAACATCTTCGTCTATATGATCGGCTAAGTTTGCATCAAAAGGAATGGCTATAGGAGTTTCTGACTCCATTTCCATATCTCCAACAATAGCAGAGCCATCATCTAACTCAGTAATTCCTTCAAGCATAGGTTTTTGTGCTAATTCAATTAAACTAGCTTCCATTTCTGGTGGAATAGCACCTTCTATTCCATTTATGTTCTCAATCGCCATTTTAAATCCTAACTAATAGAAAAACCACCACCCTTAACTGCAGCACCCATGCCACGACAAGTCATCTTGCCACCTTTGACTTTACCGCCACCACCGTATTCTTTAACCTTGCCACCCATTTCATATTTAGATGCTAACTTAGGGTCAATCTTTTGCTGAACACCTTCAGGTAGCTTTGAAAAACCTTTGAACTTTGATGGCACAGCTTCACCACCTAGTTTCATTTTCTTACTTTTAAGAAATTGCTCTTTATCATAATCAGTCATTTCATTTAAACCACCAACAGTGACCTTACCTTTTGCTACAGCTCTTTCTTTTTTTTGTTTTTCAACAGTCTTTTTAAAATCCTTTGGTCTTCTCTTTGGCATTGGAACATCGCCACCGTCTTTCATTTTTTTTATTTCGCCACCCATAGCTTTTTTTAAAATTCCTTTTTTATCAAGTAACTTTCTAACTGTCTTGGGATCCATTGTGCTTGTATCTATACCAAGTATTTCATCAGCACCATCTTTTACACCAGCATTTAACATCTCATTTGCTAATTTTTGATCTGCTTCGCTGTAATCCATTAGTAATTCTCCTTTATATTGGTTCGCCTGTGATTGGATTAAGTTGCGTGGCTCTAGTTGTATTCATAACCTCGCCACCATGCTCTGCTTGCATAATAGTGTTCTTATTTATGTCAAATGCTCCACCTCTTTTGGGAGTAATATCAAAAGTTTCTGCTTTGACTCTAACTCTTGGAGCTTTACTACCACGCTTTAATTTTGCCATCATAACAGCGTCAGCTTTTTTCTGCTTATCAACAGTGGATATACCAGTCTTTCCAGATTGGATATTTTTGATAATAGTGGCTACACCTTTTAAAGCAGCGTTTGGATCTTTCTTTTTAGACACTATCTAATTCCTTTAAACTTGCCGCCTCTGCCTGGAATAAC